TACAAACAAGAACTTGCAAAAAGCGTATTCAAAAATCCAGATTTACAAGCGATGGGGTTAGCAGACGGCGAAGACCACATACTTGAGGTAGACCCTGCCGCCGAGCCTGAAACAGTTGACACGGGAGACGATAATGAAGACGTTTAAACAATTCAGAGAAGGCGTTGAGGTAGATATCCAAGAAGCGCCAATGGATGGAGTAGCAAAAGGCTCACTTCCTAATGATGACCATATGTGTGCTACTAAGATTTTTAAAGAAGGTTTTGGCGAGGGCGCACCTATTTTTGGTGAGCACGCTGTACCAGACGCTGAAGGTAATGTTGCTTGGTACAAAGTTATGTTTGAACACGGCGTCGAAACAGTAGAAGTAGCTGACGAAGATGTTAAAGTGTTAGAAGAAAGCTCTCACGGCTCACACAAAAAGAAAATGAAAGAAGAAGTTGAAGAGATCGAAGAGATTTCTAAAAAAACTTTAGGTTCTTACATTAAGAAAGCAACTACTAGCTACGGCACCCGTGAAAGAATGGGCAAAGAGTATGAAAGAGATGCCAAAGAAACTCCTTCTGGTACTGAAAAAAATGTAAACACTCGTTTGGCAGGTGCATTTCAAAAAGGTGCCGCAAAAAGAAAAGCTGGCATCATGAAAGCCACAGACAAGTTAGTAAACAAATAGGTTTAATCGGAGAGCAAAATGGCGGTCACAGTAGACACATTAAAGCTAACACAGGTTCAAGGAGTTGTGGCTGTCAGAGAAGATGGTAGTACTCCTGCAGCAGGCACTATTGCATTAGCGACTACACTTAAAAAGGCAACTGAAACTCAGTCGTCACCTGTTGTTAATATTGGTGCTATTCACTGGGCACTAGACACAGGAGTTACTGGTACTATTACTAGAAATTCAAAAGTACTATACAACTTATCACTTTCAGGCAAACTAGATTTTTATGGCTTTGCTGACATTACAGAAAATGCTAGTGACATTGTTGTAGAAATGGACGGTGCAGGTACTATCATTGTTGAATGTTCTAAAGTATCTGGTTACGGTTCACAACAGCATCAAGGCGCTGACGGAGACTTAGGATAATGAAACTAATAAAAGAAGTCACAGAAGAGATTAAATATATCTCTGAACTTAACGAAGAGACTGGTAAGAAGTCACACTTTATCGAAGGTGTTTTCTTACAGTCAAACCTCAAGAACCGTAATGGTAGAATGTATCCTAAAGAAGTGATGCAGAAAGAGGTTGCTCGTTATACAAAAGAATCTATCGAGAAGAAGAGAGCATACGGTGAACTAGGCCATCCAGATGGTCCTACAGTTAATCTTGACCGTGTTTCTCATATGATTGTTGGCCTCAAAGAAGACGGCGATAACTATATCGGTAGAGCAAAGATTTTAGATACACCTATGGGTCGTATTGTAAAAGAACTTATTGACGAGGGTGCCAGCTTAGGTGTTAGCTCTCGTGGATTGGGTTCACTCAAAGAAAGAAACGGTGTCAATGAAGTTCAAGAAGACTTCATGTTAGCTACTGCTGCTGACATTGTTGCCGATCCTTCAGCTCCAGATGCTTATGTACAGGGCATCATGGAGAATAAAGAGTGGACATTTGTGAACGGCATCTGGCAAGAAAAAGAATTAGAAGAGTCCAAAGAAATGATTAGAGCAGCAAGCACTAAAGAGCTTGAGGCTGTAAAGTTACAAGTCTTTGAAAACTTCTTAACTAAGTTGTCTAAGATTTAATTTTTTATAAATATATATCAGAACACAGTAATACAACCTAATAGGAGAATAAACATGGGTGTAGAATCCAAAATCCGAGAGCTTATGGAGGGCGCAGCAAATCGTCCTAAAGATAAGCAGCAAGGTGATGCTTCTAATCCTACTCAAGGTAGCTCAAACGCCAATCCTGAAATGCAAGACCTTAGCGGTACTGGCAATGCAGAAGGCGGCTTGACTTCACCTGTAGGTAAGGCAGCAGCAGGCAAAGAATCTAAAGACACTACACTACCTAAGGGTAACGGTGCTAAAGAAGCTCCTGCAAACTTCCAAAACGACAAGCCAAGCGAAACTGATGTAATGAAAAAAGCATCTGCTGGCAATGTTCATCAAGAAGAAGTCGAAGCTGACGAAGAAGTAATTGCAGAAGACGAAGTAGTAACTGATGAAGTTATTGCTGAGGATGCAGAAGAGATTGCTGAAGAAGAAGTTTCTGTTGAAGAAGCTACTCTCTTTGAAGCAGACCTCAACGCTCTCTTCGCAGACGAAGATCATCTCACAGAAGAATTCAAAGTAAAAGCGGCTGAAATGTTTGAAGCTGTTGTTACTTCACGAGTTAGTGCTGAAATTGCACAAATTGAAGAAGAGCTTACTGAGGCAGCAAATGTTGAATTTGAAACTCAGTTAGAGCAAATGACCGAAAACATTGATAAGTATCTCTCTTATGTTACTGAAACTTGGATGGCTGAGAACCAAATCGCTATCGAAAGTGGTATTCGTACAGAAGTAACTGAGTCATTTATCAAAGGTTTACAGCAAGTATTCTCAGAGCATTATATTGAAGTTCCAGAAGAAAAGTATGATGTGATGACTGAAATGCAAAATCAAATTGATGAGCTTTCTGCAAAGCTAGACGAGCAAGTTGAGTCTAACATTGCAATCAAAGAAGAAGCTATCGCTTTGAAGAAGCAGGCAGTATTTGCTAAGATTTCAGAAGGCCTTGCGTCAACTGAAGCAGAAAAATTTGCGGCATTGGTAGAAGACATTACCTATACTGGTATGGATTCATATGAGCAAAAACTTCAAGTCGTTAAAGAGAACTACTTCCCAGCTGAGAAGTCGTTGACTGAAGACAAACTTGAGGACACATTTGAAGCTACAAACGAAGTAACTAACACAGTTATGTCTAAGTATGCTCAAGCAATTTCAAAAACAACTAAGTTCTAAAATTAATTTTTTATAAATAGTACTGTTATTATAAAAACAAAACTGAAACAACAAGGAGACTTAAATGTATCTTTCAGAGCAAATTGAGAGCAAGTGGGCACCAGTCCTCGAGCATGCTGACCTGCAGCCAATCGCAGATCCGTATAAGAAGGCTGTAACTGCTGTAGTTCTCGAAAACCAAGAACGTGCCCTTCAAGAAGAGAAGGGTATCATGGAAGCAACTCACGCTAACCAAACTGGTGGCGGTGTTGATAACTACGATCCAATCCTCATCAGCCTAGTTAGACGAGCATTGCCTAACTTGATGGCTTATGACGTTGCTGGTGTTCAGCCAATGACTGGTCCTACTGGTTTGATCTTCGCTATGAAGTCACACTACTCTAGCCAATCTGGTACTGAAGCACTCTTCAACGAAGCAGACACAGATTTCTCTGGTTCTGCTGCTGCAGGCCCTAACCACGACGGTTCTAACCCTGTTGATGGTACTTACACTACAGGTACTGGTGTATCTACTTCAACTGCTGAAGGCTTCGGCGACTCAACTGATCTCAACGAGATGGCTTTCTCAATCGAGAAGACTACTGTTACAGCTAAGTCTCGTGCATTGAAAGCTGAGTACACAATCGAACTCGCACAAGACCTCAAAGCAATTCATGGTCTTGACGCTGAGTCAGAGCTTTCTAACATTCTTTCACAAGAAATTCTTGCTGAAATCAACCGTGAAGTTATTCGTACTATCTACAAAGTCGCTAAGACTGGTGCTGCTTCTACTGCAACTCCTGGTACTTTCGACCTTGACGTTGACTCAAACGGTCGTTGGTCAGTTGAGCGTTTCAAGGGTCTTCTCTTCAACATCGAGAGAGACGCTAACGTGATTGCACAAGATACTCGTAGAGGCAAAGGTAACTTCATCATCTGTTCAGCAGACGTTGCAAGTGCTCTAGCAATGAGTGGTGTTCTTGATTACACACCTGCTCTTTCTACTAACCTCAATGTTGACGATACTGGTAACACTTTCGCTGGTGTTCTTAACGGTCGTTACAGAGTGTACATCGATCCATACAGTGCCAACACTGGTGCTGCTTCACAGTTCTACGTAGCTGGCTACAAAGGTTCTAGCGCATATGACGCTGGTCTCTTCTACTGCCCATACGTTCCATTACAAATGGTTCGTGCGATTGATCCTAACACCTTCCAGCCTAAGATCGGCTTCAAGACTCGTTACGGTATGATTGCTAACCCATACGTTACTACTACTGATGGCGGCGCTACAGACGGTGATACATTCACTGCTGCACGTAACCAGTACTACAGAAAAGTTAAGGTTACTAACCTTATGTAAGAATAAAAAGAATTGCTTAAAGCAATCATTTTTGAAGGGGCTATCGTAGCCCCTTTTTTTATGGCTGTAATAAACTATTACAATCTAGTCATACGTTTTTTTCGTATTATAAATAGTACTACACACAAATCAACTGAGGTGTATTATGAAAAAATTACTATCAATGGTTACATTTTTTGCTGTAGGTTTTGTTGCAGGCGGAGTCAACGCACAAACATATACAGCAGAAGTAGCAGATATTATCAACAACAACTGTGTAGTATGTCATCGTGAAGGTGGCATAGGTCCAATGAGTTTCGAAACTTACGAACAAGTCCGTCCAT